TTTGAGAAAGTAATGAAATCATGAGTGCGAACTATGCAGCGGGTGAATTCAAAATCGATGCATTCACCTTAGTCAATCAGTACGATGAATCCCTAGACATAACTAATATGGTCATGGGATTTAAACTATTTGAATCTATATTCAATAAGTTTGTTACAGGTGAAGTATCCATATACGATGGATTACATCTTCCAAAAAACTTTAGAATGACTGGACAAGAATATATTCGTATAGCTTTCAGACAGAAAGAAGGTATCGGAGAAGATGCAGAATCAGATTATTCAATTGATAAAACATTCAGAGTTTACAAATTAGATAACCTACAGAGGATAGATGAGTTAACTCAAACATATGTTCTTAGAATATGTGATCCTAGAATGTTCTATGCAAGAAGAAAGAGAATCAGTCAAACACTTCGTGGAAGATACGATCAAATACTACAGAATGCATTAGTTGATGTTGGTAAATTTAAACCAGCTGAATTTGATGCATGGGAGAAGACTGTCCCTGAGAACAAACAATTCATTTGTCCAAACTGGACTATTGCAGAACTAATAGATTATATCACAAACAATTCTCAAGTAGGAGAAAGTTTTGCATTTAGAAATGGTATGTTCTTTTACCAAACATTAAATGGTGGTTTCAGATTTTTAAGCTTTGATGCAATGACTCAGTTAGAGTTCCCAATTCCTTTTTCATTACTACCAAGAAATGCAGTTGAAACTGAGGATGAGAATATCAATGCACCAAAAGGTTTAAACACTGCAATACAAGTATATAAGAAACCACAGATATTTGACTCACTACAAGCAACAGTCGGTGGTGCATATGCATCTAGACTTAAGGTTTACGATCCGATAAGAAAACTAGAAGAAGAAAATGTTTACGATTTAAAAACATCGATGGATAAAGGAGATCACATATCAGGTTTCCCTATGTTGTATACCGATGATATGGAAAGAGTTCTCAGACCAAATGAGATTGTTGATCCAGCGGTATCACCTACTATTGATGAGATAGATGTGGATATTAATCCCATAGAAGAATTTGATTCTTTAATTATCAGAGACTATCACAATCAACATTCATTTGACAATGCAGAGAATTTATCAGACCCCGAAGTATTTGAACCACGAAAACTAAATGACAGTGGTATATTAGAGAGAAGAGCTCTCTTAGAAATTTTACAACAACACAGAATACAATTGACCTTACCACTGAGAACAGATTTAACAGTTGGTATGGTTATCAAATTACAGATACCAACACCCGAAGTGCCAGGCGAAGGAGATAAAGCAGATAAGGTAAATGATGACAGATATTTAATAACTGATCTTGCAATCAACGGTGATCCACAAGCAAAGACTGGTCTTTTACAATTAGAATGTGTAAAAGAAAGTTATGCAAAGAAAATTGAAGATGCAAGACCATTAGATGAGGGTACACCGCCCGAGGAAGCAGTATGATTGAAGTGATAACATATTTTAGTTTAACATTATTGGCATGGATAGGATTACCCCTATTGTTCATATGGATTTGGAATAAAGGATACTAATGGAATATTTTTACGGGATAGTAGAAGATAGACAAGACCCTCTAAAGGTTGGTCGTGTCCGTGTTCGTATACATGGAATCCATACTGATGACAAACTTCTTATTGCATCAGCTGATTTACCATGGTGTCAAGTTATCCTTCCAACAACTTCTGCTGGTCTCTCAGGATTAGGAACAGGTCACGGACTCGTAGAGGGGTCTACGGTATTTGGATACTTTAGAGATCAAGCAAAACAAGACCCAATCGTTCTTGGTGTTGCAGCTGGTATACCACAGGCTGGATATAAAGAAGATGTAACAGATGCATTATTGACTAGAAGTATTGAGAAGGGATTCAATGATCCAAGAGCATTAACAGTTGATGGATATAAAGATACTCCTGAAGCACCAAACCCAACTCAAGACTCAAGAAGAGGTTGGGGTCTTACTACTGCAATGGATACTGCACCAAAGTCGCCTGAGACTATTGATGTTAAGTACGATAATACAGGATCAACTATCAAAGAGTTGGAACTCACAGAGGAGATGTTACCATACTATCCTTTATATGTTGATGAGTCAGATTACTCTACGCTTGCAAGAGGTTCAGTATTGGATCATAAGATTGCAAAACAAACAGATGCAGAAGGTAACGAAGTAGAGATACCCGATGAACAAAAGATACTTAAAGATTTTGTTGATGTAGATTCTGCACCAGTATATCCATATAATAAAGTTACACAATCCGAATCAGGTCATGTATTTGAAGTAGACGATACACTAGGTAAAGAAAGAATCAATGTTCACCATAGGTCAGGAACATTTCATGAGATACATGCAGATGGTTCTGAGGTCACTAGAATTGTAAACAATAACTATACTGCAATCCTAAAGGATGACAAAGTATTCATAGCTGGTAATACAGATTTACAAGTAGGTTATGGTAATGTAAACATAACAATCGATACAGGTAATGTCGATTTAAAAGTTTTAAAAGGAAATGTAACTGAATTAGTTGCAGAGGGTAATGTAGATTCTACAGTATCAAAGGGTAATGTTACTTCTACTATTACAGAAGGAAACTTCACAGGACAGATCGGTGGAACAACTGATGTGACATCAGAAGGTAAGATAACAATAACAGGTAATAATACAACGGAGATTATATCAGATACAACAATAACGGGTACACTCGATGTAACTAAGGCAACTAAATTACATAGTACATTGAATGTTACAGGTAAACAAACTAATAGTTCTTCTATCACTGCAAGTGGAGAAGTTACAGGTAAGGGTGTTAAACTTTCAACACATACACATAGTGTAGGCGGAAGTGCAGCACCATCGACAGGAAGCCCGAACTAATTGTATAAATAGTATTATGGTCGATTATGTAAAACCCAATAGTAAGAATGTTGCAGTTCCAAATGCTTACAAGGATTTGGATTTAGCATTCACAGCTCATCCCATAACAGGTGATGTTGCAACTAAATCTGATTCAGATGCAGTTCGTAGGGCAGTCAGAAATATAGTGATGACTAATTACTATGAGAGACCTTTTAAACCAAGTTTAGGTGGAAATATTCGTGGACTATTATTCGAATTAGACACCGATAGAAAATTAAACAGAGCAAAGAGAAGACTTGCAGAAGCCATAGAGGACTTCGAACCAAGAGTTGAAAAAGTTAGATGTGTTTTCGAAACTGAGGGAAACAATCTAGATGTAACAGTGTTTTATAATATTAAGAATGGTTTATCAAATCAAGAGCTTCAATTTACAGTAAATAGGACACGATAATGGCAGTTAAAAGTTCACAGATAAATGTTACTGATTTAGATTTCGATAACATTGCAGACAATCTTAAGAATTATCTTAAAGGACAAGATACATTCAAAGACTATAATTTTGAAGGTGCAACCCTATCAATCTTGATAGACCTTCTTGCATATGCATCTCATATTGGTGCAGTCAATACCAACATTGCAGCCTCTGAGTTATTCTTAGATTCAGCACAGATAAGAAAGAATGTTATATCAAGAGCAAAAGATTTAGGATTCACTCCATCTTCTGAGAAAGCTTCTACTGCCAAAGCAAACATAGTTCTCAGAAATGTAAGAAGTGCAGATGGTACAGTTCCATCCACATCTTCTATGATTATGTCAAGGGGTACACAATTTAGAACAACATATGAAGGAGTCAAGTACGAGTTTGTATCAGCTTCAACATATACACCAACAGTTGATGGTACTACATTTACATATAATAATGTTGATTTAGTTCAGGGTACATTTGCCCAAGATCAATTTGTATATGACAGTCAAATTAAAAATGCAAAGTTTGTAGTATCAAATCAGAGAGTAGACAAACAGAGAATGACTGTAACTATTAACTCAGGTGGTGTATCATCTACTTATGCATTATCGACTGATGTGTCGAACATCGATACAACATCAAAAGTATATTATACTCAAGAGAATGAAGAAGGATTCATTGAGATATATTTTGGTGATGGTACATTAGGTGTGTCATTACTAGATGGAGATATCATAACAGTTGATTATGTAATCGTTGATGATGTACATGCAGATGGAGCCAACAGATTTACTCAAGTAGGTGCAATCAACGGATTTACAGATTCTACAATATCAGTTACAGAAAAAGCATCGGGTGGTGCAGAGAAAGAATCTATAGAATCAATCAAGTTCAAAGCAACAAAATTCTATACATCACAAAATAGACTTGTTACATTGAATGACTACAAAGCAAAAGTACAAGAATACTATCCAAATGCAGATGCAGTTGCAGTATGGGGAGGTGAGGATAATGTTCCGCCTGCATATGGTAAAGTATTTGTTGCACTTAAACCAAACAATGCAGATTATCTTTCTGAGACAGAGAAAACTCAGGTAAAGAATAATTTAAACAAACTAAATATGTTGACGGTTAGACCTGAAATAGTAGATGCAGATATAATCAAAATTTTAATCTCAACTACATTCAAATATAATCCTGCTCTAACTACACTAACAGCTGGAGAGTTGTCAACATTGGTTAAGAATACAATCAATCAGTTTGATACAGATAATCTAAATGGATTCGATGCAATCTTTAGACATTCGAATCTAACTAAAACTATTGATGAGGCAGATTCTTCTATCTTATCAAATACAACAAACATTAGATTAAGAAAGAAACTAAACGGTACAGTTTCTACAAATCCAAAAGGGTATACTCTTTCTATGGGTAATGCTCTATTCAATCCACACTCAGGTCACAATGCAGATGCTGGTGGGATTATAACAACAACAGGTTTTAAGGTTGGTGGTGACTCAGTAAATACCTATTACTTTGACGATGACGGGAAAGGTAATTTAAGAAGGTATTATCTATCGGGGTCAACACGAATCTACAAGGACAGTGCAGCTGGAATAGTTAATTATTCCACTGGACTTATCACTATCAATGCTTTCATCTTAACCTCTACGGTTAATGCTGATACATCGATAGACTTCACAGTTATACCTTCGGGTAATGATGTCGTTGCAGAAAGAGGTAACTTAATTGATATCTCAATGGACGATGTTAAAGTAACTGGTGAAGTAGACACCATCGCAAGTGGTGAATCGAGTGCTGGGGTCGGGTATACTTCTACCTCAACCAGTAGTTATTAAAATAAATGTATAAAGTGGTCAGGAATCCCCTGAGTAGTTTCCCATTCAATTGGATTATAGGAGGAAAAGAGAATGGCAGATAAGAAGATAACGGCTTTGACCGTAATGAACGGTTCCGAAGTATCGGGAACAGACATATTGCATGTCGTTGACGATCCTAGTGGAACTCCCGTAAACAAAAGACTTGCTATTTCAAGTCTTTTTGAAAACATCCCAACTCACTTGGCAATCAACGATGTAGTCACAGTGAGTTCAAATGGATCAATTGCAAATGGTGGTGTTATTGCAGTAGACGCTGATTCAGTTTCAGCTGACCTTGCATTATCACTTCCTGATTCAAGTGATACAGGTGAAATCAAATTCATCGTTGCTGTTACAGAACCAGCAGGTTCTTACAATGTAGTTATTACACCATCTAACTTTACTGGTGGTTCAACAATTACATTGAGCACAATTGGTGAATCTGCTACACTTATGTGGTTAGGTTCTTCAAACGGTGGATGGAGTTTAATCTCACATCACGGTGCAACAATAGCCTAAGATCATGTCAAGTGATGCTCCTAATATTGACAAGTTATCTGATAGGATAACACAACTTGTTCCTGATTTTGTTCAGGAAGAAGCACCAGTATTTGAGCAATTCTTAAAGGCATACTATGAATTCCTTGAGGCTGAAGTCTTGGTACTCCAGTCTCAGGGAGACATAGATGAGTTTCTTTTAGAGGATGACCAAGGTAAACTTCTAGTTGAAACTGCAACAGTTCCAGCATCCCCTGATGCTGAGACTTCCAAAATAATTTTAGAACAAGAGAAAACTCCTTTTGCAAAAGGTGAGTATATTGTAGGTTCTAAAACAGGGACAGTCGCAAAGATAAATGTTATCAATGGTAATACATTTTATACCTCTACAATTCATGGAAAAGGTTTTGATAGTGGTGAGACTGTAACAAGTAGGCAAGGTGGACAGACTGGTGTAGTCAAATCATTCAAACATAATACCATACTTGCAAACAATAATCTTTTAAATTACTCAGATGTAGATAAAACTACAGAAGAGTTTTTAGATTATTTCCAAAAAGATTTCATACCATCGTTAGACCTAGACGAAACACAGGATGCAAGGTTAACGATCAAGAACATACATGACCTTTATCAAAAGAAAGGTACTAAAGAATCAGTCCAGTTCTTACTTAGATTATTATATGGACAAGATGCAGAGATCAGATATCTGATTGATGAGACAATACAAGTTTCAGAATCGGGACACAATCATCAAAGAAGAATTGCTGTTGTCATGGATGATGTTAATACACTTCCAAGCCCAACAGATAAAGTTATTCAATATGAGGATGATGGTGTTCAAATAAAAGCAGAATCAATTGTAGAAAATGTATACATCATAAATTCAGAAAGAGCAGAATACTCATTAGAGATTTCAGATAATCACTATGGTACTTTCTTAGAAGAACATCCTTGTACTTTTGTAGATCGAGATGGAGTAACCAAAGTTACTGGACGATGTAAAGGTATACTATCAGATTTAGATGTAACACAATCATCAGTATATGTTGCACAGGAAGATGGGGATACAATTCTTTTAGAAAGTCCACAACTATCAGGTAACATTACAACATCAAATGGTGCAAAGACTTTAACAGGTGCAGCTTCTAAGTTCTTGAGAGAACTAAAAGTGGGTGATACTATTAAGTACACCGTATCAAATACACAATACACTTCTGAGATTGCAACAATTACAGACGATGTAACTGCAACCCTAGTTGCAAATGCAACAGTATCAGCTGAAAATGTTGATTACTATAACGAATCATATTCAGGAGGTTTACTAAACGAGTTCCAAAGTTTCGGTTCTATGTACTCGCTGAATGATCCGATTATTTTCAATGATGGTAAAGCAGGAAGAGATGTAGTAAAAGCAAAAGGTGTTGTCGATGGACTCCGAAGAGGTGGAGTAGATAAGATATTCATAGTCGATGGTGGTACAGGTTATAATGGTGGAGATGTAATTGTCTTCGATAATTCTAATGCAGATGGTAACGCTGCTGAAGCTTTGATCGGTGCAGTAGAAGATGTTGTAATTTTAGAAAACAGAACAGAGTGGGGTCAATTCGAAATCACTGCAACAGCAGGACAAACTGTTTTTGGTGGAGTTGGTAATACAGATGATAACGGACAACTCATACTATTCAACGATAACTCAGTACAAGTTTTTGTTGATGGTGTAAAGAAAACCCCTTACGATGATTACACATTTAAAAATGATAGAGTTACATTTAATAGTGGTCAGAGTGCTGGTGCATTGATAGAAATTTTCACAGATTTCAATAATCTATTATTGGAAGATGGTGATAAAATACAACTTAATACAACTGAGTCATTTATAAGAAGTGTGGTTATTACATCACCAGGCTCAGGTTATACAACATTACCTCAATGTTTTCCAGGCGGTTATATTTACTTAGACCCAGCAGACATATCAGGATATCAAGTTGGTGAAACAGTTACAGGTGGTACATCAAATGCAACTGCATCTATTATTAGAATAGAAGAAGAGGATAATCGATTAGTAGTTAAAAGAACTCACACCGATGTAAATCAATTCGTTTCAGCTGGAGAACCTATAACTGGTGGAACATCAGGAACGGTTAAGACTGCAAAACAAATTAAAGTATCAAGTGGAACAGGTGCAAAACTTCTTGCATACTCAGATGAAATTGGTGGTGTAGGATCGATTAACATCCAAGATCAAGGATATAACTTCAAAGAAGATCAGGTGATGGATTCAACATCTCATTCTAAAATGTTGATTACCACACCAACTGCTACACTTACATCAAACTTAACATTTACAGGAAGAATTACAGGTTCTACAGGTAAGGTTATAAACTACAATCCAAACCAAAGTGTCCTAACATTCACAGATTTAGATGGTCACTTCCTTGACAATGAAGAAATATTGTTCAATAGTGTGGATACATTCACTTGTTTGAAATTTAATCCTTTCCAAGCAAGAGGTAAGCTTGGTGCAGAGGGTATCATACAGAGACAATTAGTAACATTAAATTCTACACTAGATGAAGATGCATCTAATTTGCATGACGGACTATTCTATCAAACACACTCTTACATTATTAAAGTTGGTGAGAGTATAAACAAATATAGAGCAATTGTCAAGGACTTAGTCCACCCATCAGGTCACATATTCTTTGGTGAGGTTGCAGTTAAAAACTTTGTCAACCCATTTGACTTGATAACAAATGAATCAGGATTAGAAAGAGAAAACAGATTTAATTTTATACCCACTATCATTATCAAGGGTACACCAACATATCATGTGGATTTAGAAGCATATGATGGTTCAGGTTTTGTAGGAGACAGGAGAGATGACGAATCTAATATCCTATTAGAGAATGGATATCATATGATATTAGAATCAGCTCCTGATATCAATGCAATCACAGAACATATTAAAGAAGTATTGATTCATGAACAAAAGGACATGACTCTTGTATACATGCCTACAGACTTATCTAAGTTTGATACAGATTTATTTGCACAAAGAGGTCATGTCAATCTTATAACAAAACAACTTGTATCTAATGCATCAGTAAGACAAAGAACAAGACAAGATACAAATCCAAGAGCTCAGAGTGTTCCAGTAGAAATACAATATGATGGAAGTGGAAATCAATATGCAATTAATGGTATAAGAAGAAAGAAACTAGAATTAGAAACTGGAGTAACATATTACTTCAACTATGGAAATAATGCACATCCATTTAAGATATCAACAACAAA